ACTGCGCGGACGCCGTGAACGTGAAAGCGGCCAAGGCCGCGATGGTGAGGATGTTTTTCATAGTCTGTTTATTTTTCAGAGTTTGATTTTGTTTTCGCCCCGGCGGGTTTTACGCCGCCGGGGCATTCACGATTAAGCCGGGATGCCGGTCACGGTGCAAAACGCCTTCGGCTTGTAGCACGCGAGGGCGAGCCGGATTTCGGCGCGCACGGTGACGAGGTTCTTCACGAAATCGTCGCCGTCGGTGTTCGTGGTTTCCACGGTGAGGCCGAGCTTCTGGAACCATTGCGCGCCCATGCCGAACGAGCCGACAAGCGCGGTGCCTTGGCTGATGCTCGTAGTGACAATCGCGGGCAAGCCCCAGATGGGAGCGTTGGTCGAGACGATGCCGCCGACGCCGTAAGCGCCGGTGAACGGCCCGCCAGCCAGATACTGCCCGTTGCTGTCCTTAGACAGGCGCAGATTCTGGTAATCGGACGGGTGAATGACAACCGCGTCCGGCTCGATGAAGCCGGTCGTGGCGCGCACCTTGGTGATGGCCTTGAACAGCGCGTCCTGCACGTAGTCGCCGCCAACGGCCTGCGTGCTGATGCCGCTGAAGTTCAGGATGCCCTTGATTTGATTGTTGCTGCCGGTGCCGTTGAGCAGGTAGTAGTCCACCTTCGCCTGCACCATGTAGGCCAGCCGATTGTCCACGAAGGACTTCATCTGCTCGTGGTCGGACAGCATCTCGTCCGTGATTTTCAGATACGTCGCAACCTTGCGGACGGCGGCGTCAACCTCGGACAACGCCAGCGCGGATTCGCCCTTGTTCGCGCCTTCCGCAATCGCGGCGGCGGAATTGGTGAACGAATCCTCCTGAATGTAGCGGATGGTCGTCGCGTTCGTGCTGCCGCTGGCGATGATGTTCGCAATGCGAAGCGGCTGCTGGTCGAGCATTCCCGGCACGCCGCCGAGCTTGTTGATGCTCGTGATGCCCGTGGTGTCGAGCGTCGTGCGGAGCGAGACGTTCGGAATCTCGAAGGCGTTGCTGCGCTGACCGCTGCCCTTGACATGGTTGCGATAGGCGTCGCTCGCCACAAACAGCGAGCCGATGCTCTGCGTGTTCGCGGGAGTCGCGGCGCGGTTCGCCTGCGTCGAGACGGTGACGGTCGGCTGCTCGTTCACCTCGACGGAGATGCCGTCGAGGAGCATGGAACGGAAGTCAGCAACGGCGGTGCCGTCCTCGATGGCCTTCTGCGCTTCCTTGGTTTTCTTGAAGCGGGTGCCGAGGGCGGTGATTTCGGAAATGCGGACGCGCTCCAGCTTGACGTGGTCAACAGCAGGCGCGGCGGGCGCAACGGGTTTTTCAATGGTTTCAGTGGTCATAGAACGTGTGAATTTGAAAGTTGACTCGCAGTTTTTTTCACCCGAACGCAACACGCGAGAATTGATGTCGGCCGGGATTCCAGTGAACGAAGCCTCGAAAGGTTCCCAATCAACTGCGCGGGCGGTGTGAATCTTGCCGGGGTCGTTAATGAAACTCCTTTCATCATCAACCTCGAACGTGAAGACGCGATAGCCCGCGCTCATCCATTTGAGCGTGCCATCGTCAACCTCGTTCATTGCCTGCTCGCCGAGTGGCGTTCTGGAAAATTTCACCGTCGTTTCGGCGCGCTCGTTGCCGATGATATCAATGCCGCCCGTGATTCCGACGCGTAATTTTTCGTCGTGCTCCAAAAGGACGGCAGTCCCTTTTTGCACGCGGGCGGAGCGCATAGCGCCTTCGTCGTGGGAAAGAATTTCGGCAATACGGCGCGCTCCGTATGGCGTCTTAACCGTGCGCTCGACCGGCGTCGTGGTAGAAAAAACCACGCGCACCGTGCGCGCCTCTTTGGAAAAGCCTTCACGGTTCAACTCGGCCACCCGGTAGAGTGGCCCGTCAAACTCAAACTTATCTGTCAGCTTCTTTGCCATTAGTTTTGCTTATGCTTTGCGTTCAATACTTCGCCGCGCGTTTCGTGTCAACAAGTTTATTTTGCGGGAGGCACTTTCGGCGCTGGCGCGGTGTTCGCCGCGCCCAGCATTTCGGCCTTGCTTCCGCCAAGCGTGGGCGTGACAAACACCAGCCCGGCGTCGTCTGCAAGTCCTTTTTCAATTTTCAACACTTCGAGCATTTCTTCAAAGTCTGCGCCCTGCTCCGCCGTGTATTGCGAGCGCGTGGCAAGACCGCCGTCAATCGCCAGCAGTGCGGCGCGGACGTCAACCTCTGGATTCAGCCAGCCCCAGCGGCGTCCGCTAAAGTGCGGCGCGTTAAACTTCGCAAACTTGGAAAACGGGAGCGGGTCAAAGTAGCCCGCGAGAAAAGCCGTCTCAAGCCATGCCTCGAAAATCGGCGTGACGAGATGCCGAATCATGTGCGACTGAATCTTTTTGTAAGCCTCGTTTTCTTCGAGCTTGGCCTGCCGATTGCCGCCGACACTACCGGTATCGTCGCCGGTCAGCGTGAAGTAGGAGATGCCGCCACCAGCCGCAACGCCGCGAAGTGTGGCGCGGATAAATTCGGGGAAGGCGTCGGTCGGATGCTTCGGGTCGTAGGCGATAAAATCCTCGACGGTGTTCGGGAGCGTTTCAAACTGGCCGGGCGCGCTGTCCGCGATGGTGTTGCCCGCCGCGTCTTTTCCATCGCCGCCATAGGTGCCGCCGTCTTTCGTTTTGAACCAGCCGCCTTTCTCCGCGCCAAGCCGCGCCGCAATCAATTCGGCTTTCTCGTATTCCTTCAAATGATTCAGCCGGGTCATCGCGGAGCAGAGCCAAGGAACGCCGATGTTCTGCGTCGGCCTTTCGCGCACGAAATAGTGAATGAGATTTTCAACCGGCACGCGTCGTCGCACGGTGGTTGAATTGCTGCCCACGGCCATTGATTCTCCGGGGTGGCGGTCGGTCAGCCAAAGCGCGACAGGCTTGCCAAGCGGCGTCTTTTCCACGCCAAGGAAAACCGTGTTGCCGTTTTGCAACGTCTCACAAAAGCGAATGTCGAGGTGGTCAATCTCGATTAGCCGGAGCGCGAAGGCAAAATCATTCGCCGCGCTGTCGCGAATCTTTTCGACAAGGATGCCGCCGTCGCGGGCAGCGCCGCGAAGCACCAGCTTCAGCACGTCAAAGAATCCGTCCTGCCCGGTCACGGTGCAGTTGCGCGGCTTGCACCATTCGCGCCAGCCAGCTTCAATGCGCCCGTTCGCGTAGTCATCCGGCTTGCCGTTCGGGTCGGCAATTTTCATCTGCAACGAAAATCCCACGCCGTCCATCAGGACGTTATTCTCGATGCTGGAATAAAAGCGCCGCGCGTAGTCATTGTTCCGCTCGTGGTCACGCGCTCGAGCGCGAAGCGTAACGATGCCGCCTTGAATTTCCACGTCTGCCGTTGACGTTGCTGGATTCCAGTCCGCCGTCGTGCGCGTGATTCGCCCCGCGTCAAACGAGCGGCCCATGCTTGAAACGTGAATGAAGCCGAGCTTGCGGAGCGCGCGATTGAAGAAAGATTGTTTCGCCATGTTATTCCCCAACGAAGCGCGTCAAGATTCTGCGGCCAGTCGCGCGGCCTTGTGCCGTCGCGTCTGCCGCCTGTTCATCTGCCAATCGCCCGCGCCAGTAACCAAGCGCGGCGATGATTTCGCCGTGACTCATTTTCTGGACGGAGATGCCAAGTCCATTGACGTAGCTGATTTCCTCGCGGCTCGCCCGGTTCAACGCGACGGCTTCAAGGGCGGCAACTACGCGGGCGGCAACGGTGCGCGCGTCGTAATCGGCGGCGTCGGTGGCGATGTTGGATTCAATGACAAGACTGCCCGCGTAAATCTGGAACCGCGAGGAAAGCGCGGCAACGTAGCCCGCCATGGAGTAGGTGCCGACTGTCCAGCTTGCGGTCGTCGCGGCGGCAACGCTGACAAGGTAATCGTTCCCGTCCGCCGTGGCTGTGACGGAGATGCTTTGCGCGCCGCGAAGCTCGTAAGTCAGCGTCCATTCAGACGCCGGAAAGTCGGCAAGGCTCTTTGTCCAAGTGAAGGTGTTCCCCGCCTGAAAACGGGCGGGTTCAATCGTCGGCGGTGTTGGCAGCGTCGCGCTCAAATGTTCCTAATCCGGCAAAAGTTGCAGCATTAGGAATGCTTATGGACTGCGCGCGGCGAATTGTCAAAGGGTTTTTGCGGAAGTCAGAATCCGAATCCGCCTCGGCGCGGCGCAAACGACCGGCGCGGTTGCGCTGGCTGTTCCACGGCGGGCGCAGCTTTTTCCGTGTCACCTTCAAACTTTTCCGGCGCGGGCTTCACTGTGGTTTCTTCAATGCGCTTTTTCAACGCGGCGTAGTCTGGATTAAGCAATTCCACGTTCGCCAAGTTATAGGCGCGCAAATCAATCGCTTCATTGCGCTCTCTGATTTTGTGCCAGTGATAACGCGGAAAGCCGTTGCGAAATTCCTTCCGTAATTCCTCGGCGGT